CCCCCACCAGCCCCATAGTCAGCACCGCTTGCCCGACCGCAGTCCGGTCCGGGCGGCCCTCGGCGGGCAGGCAGTGCCACAGCAGCGCGGTCATTTCGGTCAGGGTCAATGCGCCGCCTGCCGCACGTTCGACCAGCGCGAACAGCGATCCAAGTTCCGCCTCTGCCAGCACCAGATTTTCGAAGCTGGGGCGCAAGACGTATGTCACGCCGGCCACGGCTAACGCGCTTTCACCGCGCAAGGGGTTGGCGGCGGCGGTCATGCGGGCACCACCGGCCCCGAGCTTTCGAGCTGGAGCGTGTAACTGCGCTCCCCGTTGAAGTCCCCGGCATAGTCGAGCCGCTGCACCAGAAAGCGCCCGCGCAACTTCTCGCCGTCCTCGAACGAGAGCTCGTAATCGTCGAGTGTGCCGGCGAGCGCATGGGCGCGCACTGCGCTTTCGGCTGTGCTGGCGAGGAAGATCCCCGCTGCGCTGACCGAGACGGAACGGGTGCCTGCCCCCGACAACAGATCGCGCCAGCCGCCCGATTGCTTGTGGGTGACGACAACGGTGTCGCCGTTGATCGACATCTGTGTCGTGCGCAGGCCAGCGATGGTCTGGTAGGCGGGAGGCGAGGCTCCGTCAGCGATCTTGAGCAGGAAAGCGGCGCCGGATTGTGCGGGCATGGGGGATTACTCCTAAAGCGGGGCGAAAAGGCGGAAGCGGTATTCCAGCAGCGCGGCGCGGCGGTTGTCGGCGCGGGCCTCGCTGCGCGAGCGCAGGAAGCGGATCGAGGCGAGTTCGAAGCCGGGGTGGAATGGCGGCAGGTCCAGCACCCGCCGTTCGATTGCGCCGAGCAACGCGGCGTCAGCGGCAGTCAGATCGGTGCGGCTTTCGAGTTCGAGCGCGACACGAACTTCGCGCCCCTGCCGGTCCTTGGTCCCCCAATCGGTCGAAGCGCTGGCAGCGATTCCGAGCCACGGCGGGGTGGCGGTGAGCGGGGCTTCTTCCTCGATCGCGTTGATCGCCGCGAGTGCCGGATCAGCTGCAAGCCAGGCGATGAGCGCCGCGCGCAGGTCATTTTCCATCGCGGGTGTCTCCAAACAGATCGGGCCACAGCGCGGCGGCCGAGTGCCAGTCGGCGCGCTGGGACGGGCGGCGCCTGGCCGTCCGCGCCGCAGCGATCCGGGCGGCGCGGGCGCGCAGACGCTGGATCAGCTGATCCCCGCGCGCAGCAGCCCGGATCATCCGAACCGCACCTCGCGCCATGGCCGCCACAGAGCGGTGACGCTGGCAGGAGGGACGGCGCTGGACTTGCCGTCGCGGTCGCGGAAGTGGTGGGCGGCGAGGCGGATGATCCCGTGCCGCAGCGGGGCGGGCAGGGCGCTCCAGTCCTCGGCAATCCCGACCTCCAGTTGCAGGGCGAGCCCTTGCCCGTCGAGCGGTCGCCGCAGCTGGACGCAGGCCGAGCCGCGAATGCGCCATTCCAGCGCATCCGAGGGCGCGGCAATAATCTCGCGGGTTCCGTCCATCGCCACAAGCGCCGCGCCGGTCAGGGCGCGAACGGGGCGGGAGGTCAGTTCTTGCCACCCGCCCGCAAGCGGGATGATCTCTTCGACCGTCTGGCGCAGCGGCGCCTTGCCGGTGAAGGCCTCGCAAATGGTCAGGCTGGCTTCGAGCAGCTGGTTCAGCGTCTCGTCTTCATTGGGGCGGCTGATTCCGAGCCAGTGCTTGAGCTCCGCCAGCGCAGCGTCGCCCGGCATCGGGGGCTGCACGATTGTCCGCTGCATCGCGGTGTCTCCCAGAATGTATTGTGCAAGAAATGCGCCCGCATCGCGGCGTTCAGGCGGGAGGAGCGGCCTGAGGCGATGCGGGCGCGAGAGCCCGGCGGGGCGCGAAGGGGGACACGCGGCCCCGCCGGGAGAACAGGACCGGGCGTCAGACCTCGATCTTGAGCAGCTTGATCGCGTTCGAATCCAGCACCTTCCCGCCGATCCGTTTGGTCGCGTAGAAGTGGACGAAGGGCTTGTTGGTGAACGGATCGCGCAGCACCCGGGTGCTGCTGTGTTCGGCGATCAGATAGCCGTGGCGGAAGTTGCCGAAGGCGATCGGGAAGGTGCCGGCCGCGACATCGGGCATGTCCTCGGCTTCGACCACCGGATAGCCGAGCAGGCGGTCGGGCTGGCCCTGGACCAGACCCGGCTGCCACAGGAACGCCCCGTCGGCGGTCTTGAGCTTGCGCACGCTGGCCAGCGTCGCCGAGTTCATCACGAACACCGCGCCCTGGCGATAGCCCGACTTCAGCGAATGGATCAGATCGATCAGTTTGGAATCGGGAGCCGTTCCGAGCCCGGTCGCATTGCCCGATCCGAGAAATTGCAGGCTTCCGAAGGCGCGGACACCGTCCTTGGTGGTTGCCTTTGCGGCGGACAGGAAGCCTTCGGGCTGGTTGTTGCCAGTGCCATTGATGAAAGCGGTGCCTTCAGCGCGGGCGAATTCGAGGGCGATTTCATTCGCCAGCCAGCTTTCAAGGTCGAAGGCCGTGTCGTCGATCATGCCCTGGCTCGCTGCCGGATTGGCATAGAGGTCGCCCGCAGGCGGCGCGATCTCGGCAAATCTGGGCGTCCCCGTTTCCGGGCGGGGCGCGGTTTCGCTGACCCAGCCCGAAGCAATCCCGGTCGTCGTGACAAGCTTGCGGTAGCCCGAAGTGCCGGTCTGCACGACCTGAGAGATCGCCCGGATCGGGCTGATCCCGACGAGCTGGGCCGCAATCGCCGCGTCGATCTGGCGCGGCACGGCAAAGCCACCATCTCCGGGAGGCGTGCTGGTGATCGACTTCAGCTCGGTCTCCCGGCCGCGGCGCAGGTAGCCATCGACGAAGCTTTTGACCTCGGCGGTGTCGCCTGCCGGGGCTGCACCGCCCATCGCGGGACGGCTGGCGGCCCGGGCGACCTTGTCGAGCCGCGATTTCACCTCTTCGACATCGCCGCGCAGGGCGGTGATATCGGCTTCGGCCTGATCCTGACGGGCAAGAATGTCGAAGCTGGCGTCGAGCGGATCAGTGGCGGCGGGGGTCATGCTGGTGGGGGTATTTTCCATGGGGCAGAGGCCTTTCGGTTGGGCAGAAAAAAGGCCGCCCCAATGGCGGCCGGTGGAAAGGGATGGGGCTGGAATCGTCAGCCGATGAGATGCACGCGCGCGCCGTGCTGGAGCGGATGGGTGACGAGGCTGACTTCGAACAGGTCGATCTCGATGAGTTCGCGCCCTGCATCGGACTGCCGCGCCTTGCGGGTGCGGAAGCCGAAGCTGAGGCCATTGACCTGGCCAGCCGCCAACAGATGGGCTCCGCGGCTATCGGGCCGGTCGATCCGGGCGATGACGCGCAGGCCGCGGGCGTCTTCCGACACCTGCTCGATCACGCCGATCGGCTGGTCGGGCCGGTGCTGCCAGTATAGCGGCAGCGGGCGGTCACGCGCAGCGAGCGTTCGGGCAAAGGCGCCGCGGCGGATGGTGTCACGTCCGGCATCGGGGATGTCGAACAGCGCGGCATAGCCTGCAAAGCGCAGCGTGGCGGGGGCGCTCACAGCAGATCCCACACGCCGAGCCGCACCGCGATCCCGATCAGCAGCAGCGCCAGCGCGCCGCGCACGATCCAGTCGACCAGCGCTTTCCACGCGCTCGTCTTGGCATCGCGCCACGCCCCCAGCAGTTCGCGTAGCTCGACCAGATCGCCTTCCGCCCCGGCATCGCCAAGGCCCAGCCGTTCCAATGCGCGGTCGGTGGCGAGCACGCTGACCTCTTCGATGATGGCGCGCAAGGTGACCAGTTCGGCCCCCTCCTCGCGCGCCTGCGCCATCAGACTGGCGAGAATGTCTTCGCGGCTCATGGATTGGCCTCCTCGGGCGGCAAGCCCAGCATCTGGCGCTTTTCGGCGCGGCTCAGGAAATCGGCGTCGGACACCTGCGACCACAATCGCTCGCGGTCTTCCGACAGGGCGGGGATGCGGTCGAGGTCGATCCGCAGTTCCGCTTCGGGAAACCACGGGGCGAGGCCCTCTCGCAAAGCTGCAAACAGCTTCTCGGCAAGCGGCAGCAGGGTCAGCCGCCACAGCGCGCGGCTCGCTTCGCGGTAATTGGCATAGGTGTTGTCGCCCGGCAGGCCGAGCAGCATCGGCGGCACCCCGAAGGCCAGTGCGATGTCGCGCGCCGCCGCGCTCTTGAGCGTCGCAAAGTCCATGTCGGCAGGCGTCAGCGCCATGCTCTGCCACTTGA